GGGTTCGCTTTTTGTTCCCCTCAACTTCTAAATACATAGTAACAGAATCTATTACTTGGTCAATGGGTTGACCCGAATTAAATTCAGAAATATTTCCCGTGCCAAATCTGCTAGAATGGGGGCATGAGCGAGAATGGAGACGCGACCTTCCCCCCGACCCCAGGCGAGACCCGGATGCACAGCCTTGACTGGTATCCGGCTTATTTCCGTGGCCGGCGCAAGTTTGAGGAGCCGCCCACGCTCCTGGTTATTCACAGCGCGGCAAAGGGGACGAACCCGGCCAAGTGGCTGCACAACCCTGTGTGGCGCGAGGATAAAGAGATGGCGGCGGCTAGGTCCGGCGGATGGCCCGTGGGCATCAACAAGTCTATCCGCTGCGCAGACGGCAAGAAGCGGCACCTGGTGCTGTGCCCTGACGGGAAGTGGAGGCGCATGGGCGGCGCTCATATCTCTGCTCGGTCTGCGGACGGGGACTTTTCTCAGCAGGGCGAACTGGACATGAACATTCCCCATGCTGGCGGGAGCAATTACAAGGGCCGGCGCAGGGTCAATTACTTCTCGATTGGGGTTGAGTTGCCAGGAAGGGAAGGTCCCGGGCTGATTGAACAGTGGCGGGATATGGTCGGGGAGCTGGTTCAGATTGTGCCGTCGCTTGAGTCTTACACGTGCCACCGCTGGATTAGGAAAGGGAAAACTGATCCAGTTATTCTTTCGGATGAGCGAGTCCATCTTTACATGGAAGGCTCGGGGCTCTCCGGGGAGTGACCAAAACAGGAAGGTGGCCCCACGTGTCCCCCCTGCCCCTGCACATGGCGGGACAGGGTCGCGAGCACCTCAAGGTCATGGACAACCCCCGGGTGCGCGAACTCGTCAACGGTTTCGAGCGCGGCGCGGATGCAGCGGACTCGGCGGTTGATTGCGCCTGGATCGGGTGCATCCACCGCGCCCCCGCTGGGCTTGAGCGGCTGGGTGTCCGAAGTGGCAGCGAATACGCGCCCGGTCCTGGTGTGGCAGTCGAGACAGATCCCGAAGCGGTGGTCGCCCACTGTTGGGTTGCCCTCTTCGGAGCCTTCGCTGCACATAGAGCAGATAACGTCCGGTGGCGTGGATTTACCTCTCTGAAGGTCGCATGATTCACTTTCGTATTCGGTCCCCACTACACAGGTGTGGGTGCACTCCTTGCACAGTTCCAGCCTCTCGCTCTCGCTACTCATCGTCGGCCTCCATCGCGTCCAGGGCGGCTTTGGCGGCTGCCTCTAAGGTGCCCCCGCACCCCTCGTGCTCGTCATCCAGTTCCATATCGTGAACCGGGTCCGTGTCTGGAATCTCGGTGTAGATGGTGACGGTGTACGGATCCCGAGTTCCGAACGCTTGCTCTCCTTCGATTTTGAACGGGTACTTATTCACGTCCAGTTTCAGCACCCGCTCCACCGCGCCCCCGCTGGGCTGGAGCCGGGACCGGATGTTGTCAATGTTCACCTGGACCCAATCCGGGACATGGTCATGCATAGACTGCATGGCGAACCAGATTTCTATTTGGCGCAGGTCTTCTAGTGCCTCACTCGGTTTCATCGTCATCTCCTCGCTCAGTCACCACCACCACCCCGCAAACAACCGGCTCACCAATCACCCCGGGCCAGCCCCAGTCCATGTGCCGGTACTCGTCGCCGACCTTGACCCAGTCCGGGGACTCGGGGCTGTAGGTGGATCCGCATGTTGGGCAGGTTATTACGGGCTCATGTGCGTCTGCCCAGTCGTGTTCATCCCAGTAGATAGCTTCTTCGTCGCCGTCGTATGGTTCGCCCATAATATCCACCTCTCCAAAAGCCGGCACCCGGGCTCGTTCGAAAACCCTAACCAATCCTCCTGAGAACCCTACGGCGTTGGCAGTCTACCCGGGGCCGGCGTGTTCACTTTGTCAGCACACACCCTGTGCTGCTCTGCTCCTGGATCTCTACCGTGTCCAGTTCTGGCCAGCGGATACTCAACCTTGACCACAGGAGGCGCGCTACGTTTTCACACGTCGGCGGTTTGTCCATGACTTCGTTTAGGTCATAGTGATCAAACCTTTTCAATTCATGCGCAAGGCCCGCGTGCATATCGTGATAGTCAACCATCACATCCTCGCCGTCGTCCTCCACGGCCAGAGTAATGGTTGCCTCGTAGCGGTGACCGTGTACGCGGCAGCACTGGTGACCCGGCGGAAACGTTCCTTTTAGGTTGTGAGCTGCATCAAATTCTTGGCGGATCCAGAGTTTCATTTTCATTGCCCCACTCCTCTCTTATATATCTGTGAAGGTCCGCATATTGAGCACCACGAGCGCGACCCCATCCAGTTCCATCACAACTCACTGCACCAGCGCGCTGACATATTCTCAGCCGTTTGTATGTGGTGACCCGAGCAACATGTAGACGCCCCGGAAAAGATGCACCCCACTTATCTATGTTGGCCAGCTTCCAGTTTGTGGACCCACCCAAAAACACCACGGCGGCAGTATCGGGAACGTCCGACGGCTCCATTCCATCCTGGGCTGCAAATGCCAGTGGCCACGAGTAGCGGGCAACCTCTGCCGCGTAATTATTCCACATTTCAAGCGTGCGCCGCATGTTCCCGACAACATCCGGAACCACGGCCCATATGGGGTCCTGACCAGACAAAGCCGCCGTCATTAGATGATTCCGCCACGCGTCCGGATCCCACGGCTTGCCACTCAGGTGGGCGCTCCACGCCCCGTTATCCAGCGCATACGGGAGCCACTCTCCATAAGGTTGCTTTTTGAGCCCACCAGGGCTGTACAGGTGTCCCATGCTGCCTGGATATTTACCGGCCCAATATCCGACCACTAGCGCGGCCCAGTTGCTCGGCATGACCATCATTTTGGCCTCACGTAAAACCCAAACCACTCCGCCACCCGCTGCAGCCGCGTGAGATGTGCCCACCATCCCCCGTCACACGTCCGGCAGGTGGCCCCGTCGAGTCCGGTGCGCGGTCGGTAGTCCGTGCAGGTGCGACCGTCCAGGGTTGATTTCAGCGCGCGGAGGGCTGCCATGGTGCGGGCGTAGGTCTTGAGCCGTGGGCCGTTCCCTTGCTGGTAACTCATGCCGCCACCTCCCAGCACCGCACCGCCTCGTTGTGGGCCTCCAGCGCCTCGCTGACCGTGTCCGCCGCCGGCCCCCAGTAGTCGCATCCCCGGCGCCCGTGCGAGCAGTTGTAGGCGTACCCGTCGCCGCGCGCGCACAGGGCGCAGGATTTGCCGCACTTCGGGCAGGCGGCGGTGTAGTGCCAGTTCTTGTATGGGCTGTTTAGGGTCATGTTTGCGGCTCACCGTTTGCTATTCTCAGGCGTTCGTCTGCGGTGCCGTCCATGTACGAGTATACCTCTTCTAGTCTGTCAAAAACCCTGTCGTTGAATGTGATGAACCCGCTGCCGTCGAACCCGAGGGGCAGGTTTAATTTATTGGCCATGCGCAGTACTTCCCACGCGGTTTCGACGACTTCCCTCTTCTTCCTCTTCATAATAATCCTCTCCCCCCGCGCCACTCGGAGCCCTGCGAGACACAAGGACGCGGGAGGATCGGGGTAAACCTGGTTGATGTTCTGAGCTGCAGGGCTCGTGCTACGGTGCTACCTGTTTTGCTTCTTCGTCATGGTGCCGGTGGCGCGGTCTTGGGGCCGGTCGCGTACATGGCTACCTATCTGCCGTCTGAATCCGGATGCAATCCTGACGAGATCCGAAAGCCATGCAGGTGGTGGCGTAGAGCGTAATCTTTTTGCCCTTCCACTCGTCTGTTTCATTGCCATGAACGGTGGCGATGGAGATGGCGTTGGTCTTATTCAAAACAAGACGCTTGCGCTTATCCTCGGGCTGGCTTGACCACTCATCGAAGTGAACCACCCACTTTTCCTCCTCGGAGCCGTCCTGCATCTTGAGGGTTTCCTTTTCTATCCTGGATATGGTGAGCGGCGCACCTTCCGGCTTATCCATCAGGTCTGCGGCTTTGATATATTTACTCGGGAACAAAAGATCGACATGCATTTTAAAACTCCATCGCTTTGCCGCCCATGGTTAGGGCTGGCATGGTTTCGGTTTCATTTCCGGCTGCCCACTGTGGCAACTCAACCCCAATAACTTCCGGCGCGCACCCTGGCCAGTGGTCGGCATCCATGCATCCCTTGAGCATGTCAATAAGACCCCTGTACAGGTTCCTGCCCGCCTCCAAAGCCTCCGCGCCAATCTCATAGACGGCAACGTCAAACGGTGGAGACGATTGGACCGCGACGATAAGCGGGGGTAGGTCAACATCGTGTCCATGAAGAACCGCGCCGTCACCATAGAAAGCCATTTGCCCGTGGTAGAGATACGAAGCAATCGCCCCGCTGAACTTCCATGGGTCCACGTCTCGCGCCGTCTTCAGGTCAATGACCCGGTCGGTAATGTAGTCCGCGCGACCTTTGCACTTTAGTTGAGTCGGAACGTCAACCCACTCAAGGTTTGTCTCTGCAATGCCGCCCTGCAAATGGAGGCTAGCCACCGGGTGGGATAGGACCGCGTCCCTCATGGTCTTGATCAACTGCATCTCAGACGGCTTAACAATTTCGCAGTCGCCGTTTGCTTCCTTGAACTCGGTCCACTTCTTTCCGGCTCGGCGTCCGTCAAATACCACCACGTCGGACTCGAACCGGCTAGGCTCCAGAACGGCACAGTGGACTGCCCTACCTAGCGCGTACGCTGCCTTGTCCGGCATCGGGTTGTCCTGATAGTACCGGTAGCAGAGCGGGCTCGTGTTCATGAGCTTGAGGCTGCTCCAGTTGGTTGCCTTGATGTCTAAGTAGTCTTTGAATGGATTGCTCATTTTGCCACCTCCCCCCACTGCTCAACTTCCCGCCGCATAGCCGCGACCATCTCCAGCAGCAGCAACGCCCGCTCCTCCGAAATGCGCATCCGCCTGCCCCTCTTCATAACATCACCGTCGCCCGGCCTTGTGCCGTGGTCGAGATACCAGACGAGCCCGTCAGGCATATGCATCAGAGAAAGGTCCGCGCCAGTGCAGCCAATCCACGGGCCCGCAAGCAGTCGCGGCAACGTCCACCGCTTCCACTGCGGCTGCGGGTTATCGCGGTCGATTGCGTCCGGCTGTGCTGCGTATTTTGGTTCCTGTGGCATGGCCTGCTTCCTCCAGATAATCCTCCCCCCGGGCGGCTGCGGAGCTTTGAGGGAAACACAGCCGTTTGCCCCGGGGTTCGGAATCGATTTTCAGTGAGTCTCAAAGCTCAAGTACAGGAGGATGTTGACCGGGTGGGCGGGTAAGTCAACCCCTACTCGGAAACTTTCTCGACCTTATCCGGGTACAGTCCCGACACGATCTCATCGACCTTTACGCGGCACTCAGCCATGAGCTTGGACTTGAGCTGCGCCTTGCCGCTGCAGGGATAGTCCCCTACGTTGTAAATGGTATCGTTCGCGGTCCTGGTGATGGTGATGTTGATGTTCAAGTTCGGTTCCATTTGCTGCTCCTGTTGTGGGTTAAAATCAGAAGGGCGATGCGGGTTCGAACCGCAAACCGCGAGGGTCAAATCCTCGTGCTCTATCCAGTTGAGCTACCACCCTAAAATCCCCCACCGCCCCCGATCCAGCCGCCCGAGACTATTCCCGGGCAAAGTGGCTGGCCCGCTCTTCTAATACTCGCCTGCGGAGGTTCCATGCGATTGACACGGGGACAGCCACAAGTGGTAACGGGTTCGGGTGGCGGCGGGGTTCATGTTCTATTTCTTGGCTATCTCAGGTAGCGAGTCCGGGCGTTTATCGTAGTGCCCTGCCTGGTACGCTTCAATGAATCGAATCGCCATAGCAGCCGTGTGGATGGCCTCGGTTAGCATGTTTCGCTTGTCCTTCCACATGTACGTATGATTCATCGCGGCCTGCATAAGCTCGCCTGCCTCTTCGCTGACAACGCCCGCAGCATGGACAGGGTCAGATGGCCAGCCTTTCCATTTGACGGTGGCCCGCTCGATTTCTTCGACTACTAGTGCTATCGTTTCGGATCGGCTCATAGTTTTCCATTCATGTCTTCGGAAAGTTTCGCGGGCAATTCCTCAAGAGTGGGCAGTCCAGCGACTAGACACATTGCCACGATGCTTGACCCTGATATGTTCATGGTTTCAGCGATGGCCTTGATCCTGTCGGTTAAGTCTCGCGACAGGTAGAAGTTGGCTGCGTGCTTTGTTGTGGTGTTTGGCATGGTCTAGCGCGGGGCCAATTCGTATCCGGCCTTGACCAGCCGGGAAGCGATACGCATCGTGCAAACCAGATACTCGCCAACATCGCCCATCACCACGATTCCGGCCTTCATTCCGTCTGCCCATCGCCATGCCGCGTCGAAGTTGTGGAAGGTTGAGATGTTGCCGCTGCTTTTTAGGAAGTTGAAGTCTTTAGTGGTCACTTGGACACCCCGGAGCAGATGTTGCAGACCGTTACGACCTTGCCGCAGAACTTCTCGTTGCTGGCCGCGCTCGGGTCAACATGCTTGCTGCAAAGTTGGCATTTGACGTAGCGTGCAACTTTGTAATTTCCTTGAAGGTCTGAGGGTATGAAGCGCTTGATTGAAGTGGCCATGGTATTTTCCTTGTTCGGGTTCGCTGCCTGTTTCCCTTCCAACTGAAATAAGTATGTTCGATACCATGTTAGAAGTCAACATACTAAATCACGATATTTGGAAATAAGTTGGCAAAGCGTCAAACGGCGTGAAATTACTCATCTACCCCAGCGAACAGCGGCATGGTCTCTTTGTTGGCCGCTTCGAGGTTCAGTTCCATCTGCCGGTAGTAGCTCGCCTTAAGCTCAATCCCGACGAACCGCCGACCGGCCCTGATAGATTCGTATCCCTCGCTGCCGATTCCTGCGAACGGGCTCAGAACCGTGTCCCCTGGATTGCTCCACATTTGCATACCGCGCCGAATAACCTGGAGCTGGAGCGGGCAGATATGGCGCTCGTCCTGGTGCTCCCTTGCACTACGGTATTGCAAGGTGTCATTGGGGTTGATATCGGACCAGACAGGGGATGCGTACCGCTGCCAGATCTCAATGCTGCGGCTGTCGGAATCCTCGCCTTTCTCGGGATATCCTTCGCCTACGTAATCCTGAAACCGGCCAGCAACTGGCTCATCGTTGTCGCCGGGCTTGCGCATTGTCACGAGGTAATCAGGGATCCCTTGTCTGCTCATACAACTATCTTTCTTGATCTGCTTATGAAGCAAGCCAAGTGCCTTAGTCCGCTGCATGGCCGTAACAGGATCCTTCCAGATGACTACCTCTGAATGGAAGTAGAACCCGGCATCCTGAAACGCCTTGATTAGTTGGCCCCTGAAGTCCGTGATTCCAATGAACCCGTCTCTGGTCTTGGTCGTCGGCAGCAACATACAATGAAACGAGACCAGCCTGCCCGGCTTCGTAACCCGGAACAACTCAGGGATAAGGTGCGCGAAGTGGGCCGCGAAGTCGTCGTGAGTTGAGCAATTGCCCATGTCTCGTGGGCTGGCGCTGTAGGTATATAGGCTCGCAAATGGCGGGCTGAAGATGGAATACCCGATGGACTCATCCGGGATACCTTGAATTACCTCAACGCAGTCGCCGCGATAGATTGCATATTCTTCGGTGATTACCTGGTCTATTGCATCTGTCATTTCATCATCCTTTGGTTTGAAATATCAACACCCTCGCGCTTCATTCTCCCGAAGATTCCAGGCATCCATGACCACCTAGATGAGACGGCCTGCCATGTTGGGTTCTTTTTTACGTTAAGTTCAGATGGACCGCGATATACACTCGCAAATGGTACGGCACCTGAATCGAAAACAAACTGGCATCTGTCCTCGGCTGCCTCAACAGTATCGCCTTCGTGCCCTATCAAAACGAAACACCTGAGCTGCCCTAGCGATAGACCGCCATCAACCCTGATCTTCTTAATCGCTTCAACCGTCCGCTCTCGTGATAGCTTTGAATCATAATCAAATGCAATATATAGGCGTTCAATTTTTGTTTTGTGTTCTGCCAGCAATCCAACATGCCAGTCTTTCATTATGCGGATATCAAACCCGCCATGGAGCCCAAATTTCCCCTTATTGGATGCGAGCATTTTGAATACTTCTTTAATGTGAGGATCAGGGCAAGCTAGAATGTTGCTGTCAAGCAATCTGTCACCTTGCTTAATTTTAATTGTCCTTAGCGCCCCCTCTCTAATCGGGACAAGACAGGACTTGCACTTATGAGGGCAGCCCCTGCTTGTGATTGTCATCCCTTTTTTAAGATACATACCAGGCTCAAACTCTTGCACGAAGTCATTGTATGCAGGTCCGCCCAACTTAACCGGAAGGACTGTTGACCATTCTTCTGCCAATTGTTCGGCTCTTGGCTTATCCCATGAGAAAGTACATGAAACATGGACCTCATCAACTTCTGGTGGAAACAATCCAGGTCCATCAAAAAAACACAGGTCATCATCTGGCGTATAGGTTGTCCTTGATGGGAACACTCTGGCTATTCTTGACATAAAATTGCCTCAATATCCTTCGCCAGTTCATCCGGCGTCCGTTCAAGTGTAGGAAGTCCAGCGTCAAGACACATTGCCACGATGCTTGACCCTGATATGTTCATGGTTTCAGCGATGGCCTTGATCCTGTCGGTTAGGTCCCTGGACAGGTAGAAGTTTGCAGCGTGCTTTGTTGTGGTGTTGGGCATGGTCTAGCGCGGAGCCAGTTCGTATCCGGCCTTGATCAGCCGGGAAGCGATACGCATCGTGCAAACCATATACTCTCCAACGTCGCCCATAACCACGGTTCCGGCCTTCATTCCGTATGCCCATCGCCATGCCGCGTCGTGGTTGCGGAAGGTTGCCAAGTTGCCGCTGCTTTTCAGGAAGTTGTATTCGGCGGTGGTCATGTTAGCGGGCCAGGGCGAAGGGCTTGGTCAGGAAAGTGACCCATGAGCCGTTATCATGGACGCGAACGAATCGCAGGGTTTGCCCGTCGCCGCTACGCTCTGCAATCACTCTGGAATCGCCTGACTCGCTGATGATGATGCTGTCGCCAGGATTCATGCTGTTTATTTTTGCGTCCATGGTCTTTTCCTTATCCGTTGCAGTAGGAGTGTTTTTCAATCTCGCCGCCAACCTTCTTGGCTTCGCCGCTCGCTTCCCACCTGGAGCAGTATTCCTCGGCGGATATCGCAGTGGGTGCCCAGTTGTATCCGGTCCAGTATTTGCCGTCTTTTTTGATGCGGTATGAAGTTGCCATGTTGGCTCCATCGTTGGCTGCTTTGTTTGTGTTTCCCTTAACCATGAATACAGTATGCTCGATACTATGTTAGAAGTCAACATACTAAATCACGATAAAGGAAAATAAATCGCTAGCAAAGCCAATCAGGGATAATCATTGAGGTATTTGGCGAGTACTCAACCCACCGAGCACCTTCTAAGGCGTGGCGGGTGTGCTCAACCATCTTCTGGCGCATCTCGGCAAACTGCCGCTCTTTCCGCTTGTAATTCGCAACCACTTCATCTTCGGTCTCGGCCCTGATGATGTGGACATCAACCGGGTTCTTCTGGCCGAACCTCCAGCATCGCCTCACACCCTGGTATGTCTGCTCAAATGAGTGGCTGGCACCGAGGAAAACCATCTTGTTGCAGTTTTGAAAGTTCAACCCGAACCCAGCGATCTTTAGCTTTGAAACCAGAACACGATACTCGCCATTTGCAAATCCAAGAAGTGCATCGCGCTTGAAGTCTGGCGAATCGCTGCCGGTGATTTCAACGGACCCTTCTATCGCGTCTGCGGCTGCCTTGCTTTCGTCGTTCAACTCACACCACACGATTGCTTGCCCCTCGTGGTTTGCGAGCTTGGACGCCATATCCACGCGCCGATCCATGGTCCCGCGCCTAACTGCCCGCTGCTCCCTTAATCCCCTGGCCTGCATGGCGAACAGCATCCCGCTCGACTGCGCCGCTACATGATCCACTCCGATAACGTGCTCATGCATCCGAAGTTCAGGCAGTTGGTATTCCGCATCGCTGTAGCCAATGTCACTTGGCTTGCCCATGAACGCCGCCCATGAACAAATCCAGCGCCAGAAGATGTCCTCAGCGTGGCCCTTGAGCCTCCATGCTTGAGTGGTGGCACCGTCATGGACAAAGTACTCTGCCAGCATTTCCGTCCTTGTTTTCTCACCCAAAAACTCTGAGTGATTGCCCAGCTCCATGTGGTCGTTAGGAGCAGGGGTTGCAGTACATGCCAGACGGTATGGGGTGCCCTGGAACTCTTCGATGATTTGTGTTCTGATCTTGCCGGTGAACGACTTCAGGATGCTGCTCTCATCGAGCACAATACCGGTGAAGTTTGCCGGGTCGAAGTGGCTCAACATCTCATAGTTGGCCACCACTACCTGAGTCTCGTGGTCGTCTTCCCTGAGATATTTCGGCTCGATTCCAAGTAGCGCGCCTTCCCTTACCGTCTGTTCTGCGACCGCCAACGGGGCAAGGATAAGAACCCGTCCTGGGATATGACGCGCCCATTCCAACTGCATGAGCGTCTTGCCTGTCCCGGTATCGGTGAACAAGCAGAA